AATACCTGACTTGTAGCAACCATAGCTGCACGCATATCTTCTAATGATCCACCAGTACCTCTAATACCTGATGCAATAGCTCTAAATACTTCTTCTGCATCCGCAACAGATTTACCTGCACCAGTAACAGAAGCAGTTAAAGATGTAAATTGTCTTGTTATTAAATTCTGTGGTATTGCTAATTCTTTAGAAGTTTTCTGCAAAAACTTTTGTGCTTTATTGAATTTTTCTGTATCAGCAACAACAAGTCTCAATGCCTCTCTTTGTAATTTTAATTGTGCAGAAAAAGCAGCTATTTCTCCAATCTGTTGCCTTGCCATTCCAACTTGCGCACCAACAGCAGAACCAACCAATGCACCAGGCGCACCTCCAGCAATAAGTCCAATACCACCACCAATTGCACCTTCTGCACCACCAAAAATACCACCTGCTGCGACTGCTCCTAATCCTCTTGCTACTCCTCTTGCCCTACTACCAAAACCTTTCTTAGAGGTCATCTGCATTTTTTTAAGCTGCGCATCAAGTCTTGCTGCTGCTGCCGTAGCTTCTTTAAATTCCTGAGATCCAAACTCTACAGCGTTTGCTAATTCTTTATAAGAATTTGATAAGGCTCTTGTACCATTAATTGTTTTTGTTGCAGTTAGACTTTGTTTATTTAGTTGCTGTAATAATTCTCTTGTACTTAAACTTGTATTTTTAGCAGTATTTTTTAATCCTTGTAATGAATTTGTTAAACCACGAAGTTCTTTTACACCTTTAATATTTAATATTACGTCTAATTGTGTTTTTTGATCAGCCATTATTTCTTATCCTTTTGCATCATTCTAAGTGCAGCATATTCCATTGTCTGTATTCCTTCAAACATAGAGACAGGATCTTCTACTGAATATAGTTTACACAGATATTCGTAAGATGAATAGTTAATACCAGATAAACCTGCCATACTGACATACCATTGTGTTGTTAATCTAAAAAACATTTCTACAATCTCCTTATTTTCAATCCATATAACAACATCATTATTAACAGGACTAACCATATCTGCTATCTGTTCTGGCGTAGCACCAAAGGCTGCTAAAGCTTCTGCACTTTCATCTATAACATCACCCTTCACCCAATACTCAGCAGCCCTTTCTAGTTTTTTGCCAATGCTCCCTGCATGCTTTCACCATAGGCAGCAATAACGGCTTGAACAATATATACGTTATCTAATATCGCCTCAAAGTTTTCATCATTAAATTCAACCTCATTACCATCCTCGTCTTTAATACCAGACCAGCCGAGTAGAACAGTTTTTACAAAGTGATCATCACCACCATCTATAAGTTCATTAAAGTTTTTTCTGCCAACATTTTTAAATTTTGCAGTAAAACTTTCCTCTTTAAATTTACCTTTATATGGTGTTTTAACTTTTACCTGCCATTCATACTCAGCGATTTTTTTAAAAACAAGTGCCATAAATTAGGTCATAACAATACTTAACTCATTATTACCTGCTGTTGTTGGTAATGCCAAGTACGGTAGGTTTAATGAATTAACACCATTTGTATCACCACGACTAACACCTGTTATATCAGTCTGAGGAACATTAACAGTAACAATATTACCTGCACTAGATCCAAGAACAATAGAACTATTACCTGTTGCAGCAGTTTCTGCCTTACTAAAATAATCTGTTGTTGCTCTTACTGGCTCTTCTACAACGGCAGTACCACCAGGCGCACGATTTGTAATCAATACTTCCTTGCTAGATGCAGTTTCTTTGTAAACAACCTCATTGTTTAATGCAAGATCAAAAGATTCTATTCGCTGTGATGTCTCACCATGAAATGTTGCTGTAGTGACGTTAGTATTATTTACTTCTATTCCAGCAGATTGATTCGCAACAGTAAATGTACCAGACATTGCTGTGCTGTCAGGGCTGTTATAAATACCAGTAAATTCAAAATTTATCTGTGCAAATGAACCTGCTGCCATTGTTATAGTTGCTGTTCCTCTGCATCCTGTCAATAAATGTCTTGTAGCACCATAAAAACAAAGAATTGTACAACTGGAAAAAGAAGAACTGACAGGTGCGTAAGTAACACTGGTAGAACCTACAATTGTTTCTGATAAACCACAACTTTTTAGCAAAGGAGAAAGCGCACTTGCCGTACCTGCTGCACCACTGCCAGAAAGTTCAGCACCAAATGATACTGCAACTCTTTTGTTTGCAAGCAATGTAGGTCTTGTACTATTTCCAATAAAACCTTGAAAGGCAGTAGCCTGTACGTTATCAGATTCTATTGGTGTTACTTCTATGTCAGTAACCTGTATAGCATTTGATCCAGCAACAGGAGTTGGATTACTCCCATATGATGATTCAATCTTTGCTAGTAGTTTTGTCGTTCTTGATAGAGCCATTGTCGTTAGAGGAATCGGTTTCTGGTACTAGTGTAGTTTCCCCAGACTCAGGATCGAACATATATGTTCCACCTGTACCTGGATTTGGAACTTCTTTACTAATTTTAGCCATAATCTTAAGATGAAGTTAAATCAGTACGACTTGTTCTATATCGAACTAAGAAGTCTTGACTTACTATACCAAGAGGTAGGTCAGCTTCAACTAAGTTAAAGTCAGTACGATCTGGCGTTAAATCCAAAGCATACCCATTTACAGTCTGGTCAGCCATTAATTTTAAGTGTACTTGTTGTGAATATATGTCTGATTCATCATCAGGTAAAGAAGCTCTAACAATCGTTGATACTCTTACACGCAAAGACCAATCTAATTTATCAAAGAAGTTAGTATCTGTAGGTTGATCTGATATCGGTTCTATTATTATTGCTGGTGCTTCACCACGACTAAGAGGTTCTACTCTTGATCTATAGACAGTAGCATTAGATATCGCATCAAGATTTGTTTTCATTCTTGCTAATATCTGCTCTCTTAATGTATCTGCCATTATGTCTTACTCAATAAAACATTAGAAAACTTACCATCATCTGTAAGTAAATTTTCTCTTACTGTATATGCAACAGAGTCAACAGTAATACTAGACCCTCTTACGAGAGCCGAGACATCTGTTGTAACTGCTGTAAGGATATATTCTGTAGATATTGCTGTACCGCCTGCTATAACATCATCTGCTGAATCTAAATGACCTTTAAATGCAGTGCCACCACCTATCTGACATGTAACGCCATCTTGTAAATATACTCTCAGTGTTGCAGTATCTTCAATTATTGCCATTTTTTACCTTTGCTTTTTTTGGCTTTTGTTCAGTTGCCTTTTCTGCTTTTCCAATCCTGATTAATAATTCACCATCAGAATCAGACACATCATAAGTTTTACCAGCTTCTAAACTAGCTCCACTTGCTCCTACGTTAGATAAACACTTAATTTTCATAATTAATAGTAAGGGGGTAAATTAATACCCCCATATTGACATATTTATGCAGTTGTCACATCTTTGATTGCAGCAAATGACTGTGCATGACGTACAGCAACGTCAAATGCAACCACAGCCTTAACAGAAGTTAAGTTTTTGCTGAAGTCATCACTGTCCTCACCAACTGTTACTTCGATACCACCACCGAACAATCCAAGAATTGCCTGTGAGAAGTCTCCCATAACAACAGCAGAACAAACACCAGAACTAGAACCTTTTGTAAGGTTGCTTGGAACTTGGTTTGTCATTGCCACTGGATATCCATTAAGAACACCAGGAGTAGCACCTCTACCAATAGCTGATAGGTCTGCATTGTATAAGAATGCACCATCACCAGTTGTAGAACCACCTGCTCTTAGTTTCTTCAATGCACCCATTACTTTTGCGTTTGTTACATAAGCAATGTTATCTGCATTAACACCAGCATTATCTTCCATGATTGCTGTCTCAAGATCAACAATCTTTTCAAGAGTAATAGCACCACCATTAGTACCGATTGCAACAGAACCAATACCAGAAGTGTTCATGATACCTGTAGGCTGACCTGATGAACCAGATCCGTTCAAGATACCAAGATCAATTCCTAAGTTAATACCATCAGATAAATCTCTTCTTACTAGATCCTCAATACCAGGAGTTGCCTGTATGAGCATATTTCTAGAGAATTTTGACAGACTTGCTAAAGTCTTTGGTGTCATTGAAATCTGATCAAATGTAGATTCTGCTTGAGAAATCGCTGTTGTCTCAGATGATAAATATCCAGTAGAAGCAACACCAGATCTTCTTGGGATTGCAACATCACCAACAAGACCAGATAAAACTTGAACACCAAGATTCACCATTACAGTGTTATTTCTTAATGCCTCGATAAAATCATCTGCTCTTAAATCTGTAGCAACGATATTACCGCCAGTATTAGCACTAGAAGTTACATATGTAGCTCTTTTTTGCTTTGATAATGCAGAGAATGGGAAGAATAATGTCTTGCCACCAGCATTGCGATGATATCCCTGACGTTGTACTTCCTGTGAAAGCTCTCTTGCAAAACCAGCACCAGGTCTATCCCAGTTGCCATCTATAAGAGCAGCAATACCACCAGAAACAAAGTCTGTATTTCTGTATTCTCTTTCTTCTTTTGCGGAGAACTGACTTTCTACTGGAGTAACAGTTTGCACCTCTGGTGACTTAGCACCTAACTTTTCAAGAACATTTGCTCTTGCTTCGTTTATTGAAGTGCCATTAGCGATCATAGATTCGCCCATGTCCTCAAAGCCATGCTTACCGCATAAAGCAGTAATCTCTCTTATTCTTGTACGTTCTTCAGAAGCAGCTTGTTTTTTAGCCTCTGAACGCACAACCTCTAAATTTGGTTGATCGGTCATTTCGTTTTCAGAAATAATGTTTACAGGAGGTGAGACAGAAGCCTCAGTTGCGTTTGTACGCTTATCGTCAATTGTAGACTTATTTTCCTCAATAGTCATAGTATCAGTCTCTAATAAAGACCGACCTATGCCAACTGAGGTGTCAGCAGGCGTAGCCACAATACTGACCTCATAAGGCTCCCATCGAGATGCGACAAAAGCACTATTTCCATCTATTTCACGTTCTTCCATCTCTAAAATGCGATATCCAGTACTAACATTCCTTAAAATGCCATCTGACACCATTCCACGAATCTCATCAGCAAAGGCAGTTTGTGCAAATCTTACTCTTGAAACACCTTTTTTCTTCTTTTTATCAACATATGCTCTTTCTACAACACCTATAACTTTGTCAGTGTCATGATTAAATAACAAAGGAGCAGAATCATTTAGTCTTTTTAAGTCAGCAGCATCGTTTTCGTGAGATAGTATCTCATTTCCAAATGATCTAGGCACTGCAAATTCAGAAGAAAATGGGAACTCATATATTCTTTCTTCAACTTTGTTAAATTTTGTTTCACCTGCACGTTTAAATGACTCTTTAAAAGATCTAATCGCTGGAATTTTGGTCAAGGTTGAAAATTTATGACCTACTTTTCTGTCTGTAGCCTCACCATCTCTATACAAAGTGATTAATGCAGCAGGATCATCAGCAGTACCTGTAATAGTAAAACTGGAATCTGGTACATCTATAGTTCCGTCACGTTCAATACGATCTATCTGACCTCTAGCCGTACCACCACTAGAGTTCCAACGTACAAAATCACCTACTTTTAGAGCATCAGGGGCTGCTCGATTTTCTGAATCAGTCACAGTAATAGATCTAAGTTCTTTAATTTTAGCGGATTTTGGATCAGAAAAACTTTTGCCAGCATCTCCTCCCCATGCAGCCCATGCTACACGACCTTTTGACGGATAGCCTTCTGTACCTTTTTTAAATCCTTTTCCTTTCTTGTCTACCTCATGTCTGGCAAACCATGCAGACATTTCAATAACAACCTGTGGAGATAGCTCATTACCACTTAATATCTGAGTTGCTCTTCTTGCTGCTACTTCTGTGCCACCTGCCTCACCTGCTTTCTTCCACTCTTTATATCTTCTTGCTTCTACTTTCATGCCTTCTGTAGGCATCAAATCTATTTCTGTGCCATTAATAGTTGCCACTTGATTCTTCTCCTACGTTTTCTGCATCTTCACCTGTCGGTTCTAGCGTATCACCAAATGGATCTACGCTACCTATAGGTTTGAACTGAGAACCACCAGACTTGTTAACAGCAGATGGATCAGTATCTAAGACAATATTCATCTCATCTAATTTAGCTAACTCTGACTGTCTCGCTACTAATAATTCATCTAAATCACCACCATTCTCAGAAACACAATCTCCAAGTGTCTTAAATCCAGATCTAACTGCATTTTTCTGTGCCTCTACTTCTCTCTGTGGATCTACATATGAATATCCTCTACATACCCATCTAATCTTTTCATACCTTTCTGGTTCTGTCTCATAGGTTGGTAACACTAACGCTCCAGACATTACAGCCATCTCCAACCATGATTCATACATAGGTTGATAAAAGTTTTCCTTCAGCATCTGTTGTACAGTACGCCAATGATCACGATCCTGTAATAAAGAAAGTCTGCTTGAACTGTAATTTGATTGAGAATAGTCAGAACTTATACCCTCAAAACTACAACCAAGACCAGATGCCATAGATCTAAGCATAGTTCTTACAAATGTTTCAAATTCACTGTTAGGTTTACCCATATCAGGTATCGTTACAGATGAACCAGGTTCTAAGTACTTAAATTGCCCTGGTTCAAAACTTGTTACTCTGTCGTAATCATAAACTTCACCGCCAGGATCTAACTCTCCTTCTGGAGTTGTAATAAATCCCATCAAAGCACTGGATGCTCTTGCATTAATTAATGTGGCCTCGATCATGCCATCTAGCTGATGCAGATGTTGGATAGTAGAAGATAACCACGGAATACCACGATGCTGTCCTGGTCTTTGTGGTAAAAACAAATGCAATACATCTTTTGCATCTATAATTACATGTCTTTTAGTGCCAGCAGGTGTAGTAAAGTTTGAATCACCAGGATGCTTAGTAAGAAAAGCATAACGAACTGCCCTCTTGAATTGATTTAGCTCTATACCTAATCGCCAAGTATTACCTGGCTCTAATGTTGTACCTTTATAATCCTCATCTAATTGATCTGCTTCTATAACTTCTAAGGCAAATGGCACTTTACTTCTACCAAACTGCCTTCTATGAATAATGACAAAAGATTCTCCAGATTCAATCATTCCTCTTATCGCTAATCTTTCTAATTCACTGAAACAAAGCACGCCACGAACATCACAACTATCTTTTCTACCCCACATAGACCATTGACCTTCTATCTGTTCATTGATACGAGTATCTAACTTACCTCCTCTAACTTTTTTTACCTGCGCCTGTAATCTTACTCCTGTTCCTACAATTTGATTAGTAGATAATCTTATAGCCTGTGCTGCATAGTTATTATCACGAACTAACTGATGAACACGCGATCTTAATGTAGATATAGATGACGACCATTCCTGATCAGCAGATGTTGTTCTTGTAACCCAACTTGCAGTTAATCTATCTGTTTTTGCACCTGCGTATGCACGCCTTCTAAGAGGTCTTTTTTGCAAAAATGCATCTTTTTTAGAGGTAAATAAGCCTCTCCAAGCGTTTCTTAAGCCCATTTAGTCTCCTTTAAGCAAAAATAAGAACATTTAACACCTCCTAAAAGCGAATTAGTAGGTTTTTGGGGTCGCCAAGACCTTGCGCTATTTTAGATCCTCTCTGTTCACTTGCAACTATACTTTTTAACTGACTTTCTCTAGCTATTAACAAAGGTAATTCAATACGTTTAAATGTTCTATCGCCAATACTATATTCTTTAGCCTTATCATCAACCATAGCACGAATTGCAGCAGTGACAGCAGCTAAGTCTTTCTCTGCTTGACTCCTGTAATCAATAGCTACTGGCGTTCCTGTATAAACAAGAGTTTGTTTTACTTCAAATTGTCCTTGCCCTAATTTATATTTTTCTCCAGACTTTTCTGCTATCGCGCACCAATACCAATCACCTGCATCAAAACCTGCACTGTCTGTTGCAGAGATTGTAAACTCCCATCCTGTTGCAAAAGCACTACCAACAGAAGTATGACCTTCACCTGCTGTATTTGTTCTTAAATAATAGGTTAAAGAAAAATCAGCACTGGTAGCAGATTCGTTAAATCCTACAGTTGCAGATTCATCACGCCATTTTACTGTTGTACCAACAGTTATAACAGCAGGGATATCAGATATCCACATATAACCTCCTACCAGTTGTTGACATAATCATTTGATGATCTATTTCTTTTCATTGTAACCTTTTTACCTTTAGATTCATCTTTTTGTTTTACATACTTCTTTTCCATAAAATCCCATATCGTTCTACGCGGATATATTTGATATAACCTTTGCAGACAAGCGTAAGAATAAACAAGTTCATCTAATGCCTCATTTCTTACACCAGACTTCTTAATCCATACTCTTTCTAAGGTGTAACCATTCTTATATTTTTGTATTTCTCTTTCTGCCGTTAATTCTTCAAAATAATCATTTGTTACTGTCGGATAAAAATGTAATGCACCTTTTGTAACTTCTGCCTCTCTTAATCTTCTATGCATTAGTGTCTTAATTCTATTTACGCCCACAAGAAATAATTCAACACCAAATTTTGTTATTTTCTTTTTATTTGAATGATCTATACGTCTAGGTTTTGACAGAAAAGAATCATCTCTTAGTTTTGCCTGACCTTTTATAGCTATAACGCCTAACTTTGCTCTGCTTCTTGTGTATCTATAGACTTCCTCAGTAAAGTGTCCTCCAGTGTCTACTGCTGTAACTTCTATATTCATTTTTCTACCATCTTCATTTTTGTATGGTGTCTGTAATATTTCATCTAGCTGATCCCATACATCCTGTCTTGATGGAGAGCCGTAAATCTTAGCCCGATCTACTAAATACATCTCCTCATTACGTCCTATACCCCAGACAGACATAGATAATCTATCGTCCTGTGTATCAACACCTGCTACCAATACCAACACCTCTTTCGGTGGAATCATATGTTTATATTTTTCTTTACTTGCTCTTTCTAATAATGCAGATGCACCAATCTTTGTTTCATATTCATCTTCATATGGTTCACCTAAAACAGTGTTGTAATAAGTTTGTAATTGATCACCACTTTCTTTTGCAGCATCCCATTCTCTGGCAAGGTTAGACCATGACGCATTTGGTGAATATGAATATGCAGCCCAGATATGAAATCCTACATGCCTTTTATTTTCAGCAGTTCCTGTAGGTCGCCATTCTCCTCTTTCCACCATCCATCGCTTTTTATTCTGCGGTATAAAAACACCACAAGATTTACATGCATAACTGACAGTATCGTAATCATTGTTCTGCCATGCAAAATATTTCCATTCCAGATATTGCATATGACCACATTCTGGACAAGGTAAAAAATATTTTTGTTGATTTGTCTCTTTATATAATTTTTCTATACGACTAAATTCTTTTAACGTAGGAGTAGAACCAGCAACAATCTTTCTATTCCAATAATATTCTGTACGCATTATTCCTAGTCTTATCTGATCTCCTTCTGTACCTGCTGATGCAGGGTAGCCATCAACCTCATCAAATAAAACAATACGTCTGCTTACTCTTCTAAAACCTCTGGCACTATTAGCACCAACAAGAGATAATGTTCCACCAGGAAACTGTTTCTGCAATATTGTATTAGCACCATCTTTTGCTTTTGGATCACTGACTAAACCTTGTAGACAAGGAGTGTCTCTTAATAATGGGCTTATCTCTTCTTTTGAATATCCTTGAGCATCCTCAATAGTCGGTTGCACCATCATCATCGGACAAGGATCTTGATGTATGTGATATGAAATAACATGATTTAAAATTTTAGAATATCCAACCCTTGCACTTTTCATTACTGTTACACGTTCAATATTAGGATCAGTAATTGCATCCATAATGCCTTTTTGATATGGCAAAGTTTTCCATCTACCACCCTCTGCACTACTTTCTGCGGAAAGATATGCAAACTCATCTGCCCATTCACTAAGACTCATCTTCTTGGGAGGACGAAATGCGTCTAATGCTGATCGTTCTAATTTATTTATATTATTCATGCAGCTTTTCTATCAGCTAAATCTTCTAAAGTTTCTCTGACAATATCTTCCAGACAAGTAATAGCAGTTGTATCTAATTCTGGTATTCTTTGTTTCGCCTTTGTCGGAATACCTAAGATTTTTGTTCTAGCCAAAGTTATAACCTGTACCCACTTCTGCTGTACCTCATCTGCCCTGACTAACTCTGCTTCCTTTTCTCTTCTATCAATCTCCAACAATTCTGCCTTCAGATGTTCTGTCCTGGCTCTACTGACCTCATACTCAGGAAAATCTCCATGCTTACTAGCTTTTTCTATCCTTTCGTCTTTCTGTTTCTTGTTTGTAATAGCAGTTATAGCCTTGTTTACTCTCTTTCTACCTAACTCTTCACGCATCGTATCGCTGTTTACAAAAACATTGCCATTTTTGTCATGCATGATGCTTAAATTACCGCGCTTGATCGACATATAGACACTTTGTATCGTTACTCCTAATTGCTTTGCTGCTTCTTTCCTTGTTATCAGAGGCATCTTGTCGTTTGTAACATCATTATTGTTACATTAGCGTATATTGTTACTCGTGGTATAATATCTGCCTTTTTTATAAATAATTATTTTTATACTTCACATAATTCACACCATGTAAAATTTGATACCTAGAAAAATTTTGTGGCTCGAAAGTACC